GCATAAAAATAGCTATTGCAATCATCGCAATCGCCAGGAAGATCATCCCAATAATACGACCAACGGCACCGGACGGAACTACTCGAATATCAATATGGGAACCAGCTTTTGGAAAGGTAGATTCCCAATCCCTTACAGAAATAAATTCGTCATTTACCCAAATATGAGCCTTTCTGCGGAGGAACTCGTCTGGCTGGACTTCTTTGAGGATCTGAGCCACAGAGATAGAAGGAGCAAAACTATATTCCTTGTTCGCCATCTCAAAAGGATGGGGACAAGCAATTACTCTAAGAGAGTCTTCAACAGGCAAGTTTTGCATTTCTGTATATTCCAACTACGCGTGTTAATTCTTCCTCTTTTTTTGCCAAAAATCTTTTGTTTCCTTCACTTATTTTTCTTTTAGCTTCCTCTGTATGATGCCATCCTTTATGAGCTTCTCTATGTTCTTCTGACATTGAGACACCTTTATTCCATGCAATCTTCCCTTTATGAACTTCACCTATTTTCTTCTTCGTCTCTTCAGAATGACGCCTTCCTGTGTTGGCTTCTCTAATTTTTTGTTTATGTTCTTCTGAGAAGGGTTTTCCTTTGCGAACACTACTCATCTTTCTTTTAGTCTCTTCAGTATGTTTTAACCCTAGGGTATGTTGATTCCCTTTATTCGCCATACCAATTTTCCTACCAATTTCTCTCTTAACTTCTTCTGAGTGAGAAGCATATCTACCAGAGTTTGCAAGACTAATTTTTTTCTTAGTTTCTTCAGAATGGAAGGTTCCCTTCCCTTTTCCTTTAACTGCATTACCAATTTTCTTTTTTGTTTCTTCAGAATGTTTCATTCCCAATAAACTTCCTGCGGTGGGACACAAATTATAAATTTCAAAGGAATTTTGTTGAAATAAATCTAAATAATATTGTTCCACTTTAACCAAATCTGTTTTATCCTTAACTTTTTCCACAACCCAAAAAACAAAATTAGCTTTCCCATACTTAAAATAAGAATGTTGAAGATGACTGTTGTCATGGGTTCCTTTTTCCAAAGAGGAGAAATGACAATTCCGTCTATGATATAAATTTATAGCAGAACCTATATAAACTTTATGATTTAGTAGATTCTCTATTATGTAAATACCAGATTTGTTCATAATATTTCCGTATTTTTGTGCCTAAATATTCCCACGACCCGTGTTTTCCATACTCCAGAATTGTAAGGCTCTATACAGGAGTCTATCTTGGCATCGACGTGGAGCATGTAGCCCTTCTTGACCACCACTCCAGTATGACAAGGCCAAGAACCATTCCTGAGCACTATTACATCAAGAGGCTTCTCCTGCCCAGGAAGCACTTCTACCCAACTGTTCTTGGTCTCCTCGAAGATAGCCTTCACCTCATCGGCATTGAGGGCTGAAACATAATCGAAGCCAGGAACTTCAATATCAGCACATTCCCGGAATGTCCTTACTACTAAACCCCAACAATCCCAGCCATACAGATCCCTTCCATTGTCTAAAAATGGAACCCCGATAGCCAAGTTTGCAAATTCCTCAATTTTCATCAGAAAAGTCCTGGGAAGTATGAGGGGGTATAACTAAACCCAATTGCTGGTTCGGAAAATAATCCCTCCAAAGTCAGCGTCCCCTCTATCGTTAATGCATTATAAGAGACTTCTTTCAAAGTAAAGTCAGTAAACCTAGCCTCTACTGTGTTTGGGTCTGAAATTTTTACCAATTCCATCGTTACTGTTAACGGGCTAGTGATACCTCTCACAGCCGCCACCAACCTACGGTCAATGTTGTCCATCGTTAACTTAGCCTGTGGTGGCCTGTCTTCTGAGTCATCGCTTATGGTCGGCTGAATTGGGCAAGCCAGATAGGTATAAGATGAACCACCTACAACCCCCCTGGTGCTTTGGACATTCACCCCATTATTGCATAGACGGAGAGGCTCCGGCAAATCTATATTTTCCATAGTTATCAAGACGATCAGCCCATCATCCCTATATGGGGCATTGCAGGCTGCTATAAAGGCATCGGATACAGCCCTACTCATGGCATCACCGCCATCTGCAATTTCACGTTCCAGTCCTCCGCAGCATATGGGACATATTCAGGTGGGGCCATGAAAATCATCTCAACCGTGCCAGCGCTGTCGGGGTCAGGGAAGGTGAATGGCATGGCCCCATAGGTCTGGTAGAATGTCCTTAGTGCGGCTTTCTGCGTAGAGGTCATTATCATGCTACCAGACACAGGTCTATGGGTAGCCGTAAACCTCCGGCGAATCTTGGGAGGTCCGGCATCCATTTCTGTTTTGACAAACGTGTTTGGTTCTGTATCAACAAACCCATCCTGCTGGAATTTCTGAGGTAATGTTACCGGCCAAACTGCCATTGGCTATCTCCTCACCGGACCAGATCCACTGTTAATAGCTCGGTGCAGTAATCCACGTCTGCTGTAGGCTGCTGCCGTCAACTGGTCGATTGTTATGATGATGTCCCCGGATGGGGTAGTCTCAGTCTTCGCTTCGGTCTTGGGGGCGTTATTGTTGATTATGATATTCTGCTCTATGGTTGATTTCCCCCCACGTTCATACTCACTGTTCTGACTGCGGCTCAGGACTCTTTCTCCCGTTTGAAGCACCCCAAGGATTTCATCTGGTTTTAATCCACTATGAGCCTTGACTATACCACCTCTATGCCAAAAAGGAACTCCGGCAAATTCTTCTAAAATACTTCCGCCAAAACCAAGGGTTTCTGGAGAACCCGGCATTCCAGGGGAAGCCCCTCCACCAAACAAACCTCCAAATAAACCAGATCCCCCTCCTCCGCTACCTCCTTGTTGATACATAGAGGCTTCAATACAATAAGCCAACCATGTCTGTCCAGCAGTCTGCGCCGCCGTAATTGTAATAGCTGCTGCAGTCTGAGCTTCTGTCTCTTTTATAACAGCCTCTTTTCCAAAAAGAATCATAAGTTCTTTCAAAGCTATAGGCATTAACTGAACCAGAAAATTTTCAATGGACGCCTGAATCATCTTCTCGCCCATACTCCAGGCCAAGGCTTCTAGATCAGGCTTCTTTCCCTGCAAAGCTCCAATAAATCCAGAAGCGAGAGTCTGCGACACAGAGGCAGGAAGCCCCTTGAGGAATGCTGCAGTTTGATCGGCTGCGTATGTCTTAGCCGTATTCACAGAATCAACATAGGCCATGCTGATCCCACCTCCAACTCCTTCTATCTGCCACCGCTTGCGCTGCTCGGCCTGCCCTGCCATCTCTGCAGTCTGGGCTCGGAGGGCTTCCAATCTGATGAACTCGTCCGCGTTGATTTCGTAAGACAGGTACATCATCTTCAACTTGTTCTTGCCCTGCTCCTCCTCTACCGCCAAAACCTTTTGCTGTAGATCCAACTGCTGCTCCAGGAGGGGGGCGAACCCGGCCTGGGCGCTGAAGTATTCCTTCTCCCGCCCCAAGGCGGCGTCGGCGTTCTTGATCTGCCTTTCCATGGTCTTGTTCGCCCAGATCAAATAATACTGATGCTTCAACTCCTCGTTTGCCCCGCATTTCTGGGCGTCCTTCTTATATTGGTCATCAATCTCGGCGAAGTGGTTGCCAGACTTCTTGGCAATGTCCAGCCACATGTCGTCTTCGAGCTTGATCTTCGCATCCGCCGCCTTCCTCGCAATCAGTTCTTTTGTATAAGCATAGGCCTGCTCCAAGGTCAAGTCATCCACATGGGATTTGATCTTCCGGCCCATGACTTGTTCAAGAGCCTCAATTTCCTTGGCAGCTACCGCGTCAATGGCGGCGAAGCTCCCATCCTCCATCTTGGTGATGGACGCTTCCATCTGCTTGGCCATCATCTGCATCCGGTTGAGCATACCCTGGGTCGGATCCCCCCCAGTCTTCTTCTTGTCCAGGCCTCGACCTTCTGTTGCAGGGGGCGGTCCTGCGCCGCCAGGCATGCCGTATACCGGGATCAATTCTCCCCCAGGTCCGTAAAAAAACGTGGAGGCGCCGCCAGATCCGTACACCAACTCCTTCATCTGCCTCGGAGTGCTTAGTTTCGGCTTGGGAATCTTGGCAACATCCCCGAAACCGTAGGCGTCTCCGATGCCAAAAGAGGAGGAACCCGGAATTTCGACCTGCCTAGCTTTCACTCCAGGAATCCCAAAAGATTCACCTTCCTTCCCTGCCCAATAGACCCCGCCTTGGGCCTGGCCCGACAAGAAAGTAGCCCCTGAACCGATCACCTCTATGACCCACTTAACCGGGGCAGCTACTATAGCATAAATTGACTTAATGGCGCTGTATACGTCGTCCACAAGCAATTTTACGCCCCTCCAGGCGTTGGCTATTTCCTCTGAAATTATGGTAGCATGGTTTCCAAGATACTTATTCATGTCTTTCAGCGTATCGACAATGGATTGGTAAATCCCCTGCATCCCATCAATGGCAATTAGCGACAATATGCCCTTGAGAGTAGTCCATTGGGAAGAAATTGTATTCTTAATTGCCTCGT